CTTTGACTATATTGTCAATCTCATCTTTTGATAAATCTAATTTAACTCCTAAATATTTTGCCTTTCTCATCAATGCAAATGCATTTCCGTCTGGGCCATTTAAATTTACTTCTACTTTATATTCCATTATTTTACCTCTTTCAAATTAAACTTTTCAATCATAATATCTCTAACTCTTTCTCTGTCAAGACTATCACCACAAAATGTATATTCTCGTTTAGATAGTAAACTTGAAAGATAGTCAATAGTTGCAGTAGTAATTTGACTTACAGTTGCACCCATATCATAGATACCACCTTTACCATAAAAATCATATACATAACTAACAAATTCTTTGATAATAGTATCTTTTCTTTTTCTTATAATATTTTTTCTCATTTTAATATTTACTCCAATAATCGTTCCACACATAATTTGAAATCCAATGTATGTCAGCTTCACTCCATATGTTTTCACACTTATCTTTTGCAACACCAAAGAACTCTTCAAAATTTTCACTTTCTTTTATATCATTTTCGTCTACTTTACTATAAAATCTGTCTACTAGATTTTCCATATGGTTGTCAGTTATATTTGCGATTGTCATATTTTCTCTCTTTCTTTCTTGATTATATTATTATTATACTTTGTTTTAAGAACAATGTCAAGTCTTTTTTTAATTAAAATAATGATTCACCAGAACCATGTAAATGATTCTCAACTTTAGTTGTTTTTCTCAATTCACCATTAACAACTTTAAATGGTGCAGACTTATTGTGACTCTTTTCAGTAACCCACTTTAAAGTGTTAAGAGCTTCTTGAAAAGTAGTTAACTCATCGTGCAAGTCATAACCAGCACTACAATCTGTATCGTTATCTAAAGCCTCTAATATAGTGTACTTTGTTTTTAACTTTAATACAGTTTCGTGTATTTCTTTAAGTATTTCTTGTTTTTTGTTTCTATGTAAATATGTCATGTTTTTTCCTTTCTTTCTTGACTTTATGTACTCATTGTACTATGCTATGAGAGCATTGTCAAGGGAAAAAACCAAAAAAAACCAAAATAATCGCAAAAAAGATGCTAGTTAAATCAATAACTTACGATAAAATGGGTAAAAAAAGATGCTAGTTAAATCAATAACTTACGATTTGGTGTAATATTTACGATAATCGTTATGATTACCATACCAATGTACTTCTGTAAGTATTTTGTCTTTGTTTGATGAAAGTATGTGATTTTCCCACCAATCTGGTTCTTTTACAGTACAATGTGCATTTTCACCATTTGGTAGTATTGCATGTGCTAATCTTGTACAGATTGCAAGATAAACGAACTTGTCTGCTCGTTCAAATATTTGATTTAATGTTTTGGGTATTACTTTTTCAGGAATATGTTCTAATACATCTGTTGATATAACACCATCAAAAGTTCTATCTGGTAGTGTGTCGTGTTCTTTAAATCCAGGGTCATATAAAAATATATTCTCATCTTTTACATGAAATAATATATTACTATTTGATTGTTTGTATTGATTACCTTTACCACAACCGTAATCTAAAACTGTTGTTGAAGCAGTTGATAAAACTAGATTAGCAATATTAGGTATTTCTTTATCTAAACTAACACCTTGATAGTTTCTACTATCTTCATGCATTTCTTTATATAAGTTAATATATTTGTTTTCAATCTTCATTTTGTTTATGTAATATCATAAAGTATTCTGCATCAATCAATACCAAAGGTTTTTGATTATTTCTTTTTAAAACAACTATGGGTTCATAATTACCAGAATTATCACATGCCTGATTGTATGCCTCCCATAGATTTACTTTTTCTTGATTTTTACATTCAACAGAATATGGAAACTTTTTTCTTGCAGCTCTAGCCATAATTAAATCTTCACCACCAGCACCCATTGAACGACTTTCAATGTCTTCTTCGTGTATCTTTAATTTTTCTATGAGTTGTTCCCTAACCCATTTCTGTAATCTTCTACCTTTTGCTTTTGCACTACTAGTATTCATCGTATTCTAAATCGTCCTCACTATCCTTTTCTATTTCATGTTTACAAAAAGGACAATATAATATTTCATAATACTCCTCGTCCATATTATGTTTTATTGTAAATTCTGCTTCACAGTTATTACAATATATTATTTTCTTCGGCATTATTGAATCTCACATGACCCAGCAGAACAAGCTAGTTCTTGAGAACCAATAGTCATATCTGTTTTTTCATAATCAGATAATTTACTCCAATTAACTTCAGTTGGCATTTTTTTTACCAATTCTGAATATTCTATTAAAGTACAATCTTGATAAGGTGCTTGTTTATATGTATGTTCACTATATGGTAAGAAACTTACTCCACTCATTAAGTCAAAGTTCTTATATACCCATGCACCAACTTCAATCCACTCTTCTTCTTTAACAGAAATAGTTACAGAAGGTTTGTGTTCACACCAATGTACTTGATATGTTTTCCAAAGTTCAAGTTGTTCAATTGCAGTCATATCTTGTCTGAATACTGCATCTGGACTACACTTTATAGGAAAAGAAAATACTGTTGTATCGTGTGGTTTCATAACATCATCTTCAGCTGGAAAACCCATATCTACCATCATCTTTGTAAGTGGGTCTTTTTTATCACCTCTTACAGTTCTAATATAATGTGGATTATGTCTAGCATGAATACCACTTGCACTATCTACAAGTTGTGAAACTGTACCAGATGGTTTTACACAGGTAATCGCAGCAGCTTGTTTTATACCAATCTTATCTGCCCACTCTTTATTTGTTTCAACAGCCATCTTCTTTAAATTTTCTAATAAAACTTCAAGACCATTTATCTTACCTGCTGTCCATTTATTGTCCATAATACCAGTAAGTGATACACCAAGTAATCTTTCTTCTTCACAATTCTTTTTCCACTCTTTACTAACATATTTAAAATTTACTAATGTTGATTGTATTGTACCAAGAATTGTTGCAAGTCTAACTTTTCTTAATAAACTATCTTCTGTATCATCTGGTCTAACAACAACTTCAGATAAGTTACAGAATTCTCTACTTCGTAATATTATTTCTGAACATGGATTAGTACCAAAATCATATCCAACATCTCTTCTTTCGTTTTTCTCTGCAATCTTCTTTGCAGACTCTCTATTGAATATACCTCGTTCACCAGATTTCGAATCATATAATGCTTTCCATTCGTCCATAAAAATACCTACATCAGGTTTTTCAGTATAACATGCAGAATTATTTGCAAGTGCTCTCTGTCCGTTATCATTCCACCATTGACCAGACTTTGCAACTCTCATTCTATCATCTGATAAATTAGATAAACTAATTAATGCACTTCGTCTAACACCACCAACAACAACAATCTCTGCTGTCTTACATACGATATCATGACATTCAATAGAACTTAATTTTCTTCCGTGTGCATTTTGAAATATTTCTTTTGTAAATTCAAATAATCTTTGCAGTGGTTCGGGACCAGATGCACGACCACCAAAAGTTTTTAAAGGTGCACCTGCAGGTCTTACTTTACTTAAATCCCATTTAGGTACTTGTCCGTGATATAACATAGCAACTAATTCTTTAAATGCTTTTGCCCAACCTAATTTACTATCTTGTACTACTATTGTTGTATCACTCTGATAAAACTCTTCTGCAACAGTTGGTAAATTACCTACAAATTGTCTTTCAACAGAAAACCCTACACCTGTACCATTCATTAAAACATATAATATTTCATCAAATGCTTGTGGCCTATCAACAGCAATATAACTACAATTATAACCAGCAATATTTTCTCTCTTCAGAGCCTCTCCAGCAGTCATTAAACAACGCATTGAAGGCATAACACCAAGTTTTAAAACTTCATTTTCTAATTCTTCTCTTACTTTTTTTTCTAATTTAAATTTATTAGTTTCTTTAAGATGTTGTTCAAAAAAGTCAAAATATCTTGATACTGTTTCACCCCAAGTTTCTCTTCTTTCTTCTTTTGGCAACCATCTTGAGTATCTTGACAAATGAATAAATTCTTGATATTTCGTTGGTAATGTGTAAGTTGAATTAAGCATCTATTTTTCTCCAATCTCTAAATCTGACTTTTGCTTCAAGTCCAGTAAATGTATTATCGTCTATAATCTTTTGTATATTATTAACACCAGAGAGAACCATATCATTGATATCTTTTTGTTTTATATTTTCTGGAAAAAGGCACACAGAATACTCGTCTTCAATAAATTTCTCTATTCTTCTAACAATCTCTCTATTTCTTGGTTCGTTATCTGGTATCAATACAACATTATCTTTTTTAGGCACTCTCAAGTCTGATTGTGCCGTTGCTATACAATTATCTAAAAATAAACTATCTAGTGGTCCTTCAACAACATAAACTTTTTTAGACCACGAAACAGTATCTAAACCATATATTTTATTTTTATCACTTAATTTAATAGTATAATATTTGGGTTCTTCTTTCCCA